GCAAAGCTGGACAAAGAGTTCCGTGATAATCGCCTCCGTCTTGTGCATAGCCGAACTGATCTACCATGAGAGTAGGTCAGAGCCGCTCGAAGGCCAGATAGCAACTGGTCAGGTGGTTATGTCAAGAGTGGCAAGCCACCATTTCCCTGATACCCCATGCGAAGTAATCAAGCAGGGAGGGGAACGCAAGTACCAATGCCAGTTCAGCTACTGGTGCGATGGTAAGCCGGAGACAATAGCCAACCGGGAAGCCTACGGTCAGGCAGTCGTCATTGCCGCAGGAGTGTACTTCAGCCTGTATCCAGACCTGACCGGCCAAGCCACCCACTACCACGCCGACTATGTCCAGCCAAACTGGGCAAAGCATTTACACCAGACAACAAAAATCGGTAGACATATTTTCTACAGAATGTGATAAAATCACGGAGCATATGAATTCAATGCGCGAAAAAAAATTCCCAGATACCAAAGTTGTCAATATTGACAGTTTGATCCCATACGCGATGAATTCGCGTACTCATTCTGATAAACAGGTTGATCAAATAGCTGCCAGCATCAAAGAGTTTGGTTTTCTAAACCCAATTATTGTTGACGGTGAAAATGGCATAATTGCTGGTCATGGCAGGGTAATGGCGGCAAAGAAGCTGGGTATGGCTGAGTTACCTGTTGTCGAAGCAAAGCATCTTACCAAAGCCCAGAAAAAAGCCTACGTCATTGCAGATAACAGGTTGGCATTAAACGCTGGCTGGGATACCGAAGTGCTTGGGGCTGAGTTATCTGAGTTGCAAGGTTTAGATTTTGATATAGATTTGCTTGGCTTTGATGCAGATGAGATTGCAAAGCTACTGGAGCCTGAACAAGTTGAAGGGCTGACGGATGAGGATGATGTACCAGAACTAGCTGAGGAAGCCGTAACTAAGCCAAACGATATATGGGTAATGGGCAGGCATCGACTTATGTGCGGAGACAGCACGAGTCTTGATGCCGTGGATTCACTGATGCCAGAAACGGCAAATATGATATTTACTGACCCACCTTATTTAATGAACTTCACGGGCGGCATCCATGCTGATGGGAGTAAATCATACAACTCCAAGCATGGGGCTATAAAAAATGACAAGATGTCCGAATCAGAAGGCAATGACTTTCTTGACGCGATTAACGCTATGGTAAAGGCAAAAGTCGATGGAGCATTTTATATAACCTTCTACCGTCTGGGGATTGGGAAGTATCTAGAGTCTATGGAAAGAACGGGCTTGCATTGTCGAAGTCTTGTGATTTGGGATAAAGGCAACCACACTCTGAGCAATAGCGACTATATGAGCATGTATGAGCCAATTTTTTACGGATGGGTCAATGAGCATAAGTTCTACGGGGGGAGCAATGGCATGGATATATGGAGGATTAAAAGGACTCAAAAGAACGATTTGCACCCAACGATGAAGCCGGTTGAGCTTGTTGAGAAGGCTGTGCGGGATGGAAGTGCGATAAATGGCTTGGTACTGGATTTGTTTGGGGGAAGTGGGACAACGGTTATCGCTTCAGAAAAGTTAAACAGGATGGCTAGAGTTATGGAGCTCGACCCAAAATACTGTGATGTGATAGTAAAGCGTTGGCAGGACTTTACAGGCAAGCAGGCAATACTCGAATCAACTGGTCAGACATTCAGTGAGGTTGCAATTGGCTAAAAACGGTAGACAAGGCGAAGGTGGCGGCAGGCCGCCTGTAGTGTTTACGCAAGAACAGGTTGCGCAATATGAGGCGCTTGCAGCAGTTATGTCCAAGTATCAGATAGCTGATTATTTTGGGATAAGCGAAACCACGCTGCGGGAGGTGGAAAGCCGTCAGCCAGAAGTTTCTGATGCCTATAAAAAGGGAAAAGCAAAGGCTATCGGAGCCATTGGTCAAAGTTTGGTCAAGCAGGCTAGAGAAGGCAACTTGGGGGCGCAGATATTTTATTTGAAGACCCAAGCTGGCTGGAAAGAAACCGAGCGCCGCGAGATCAGCGGCCCTGATGGCGCACCCATAGAGACTGACAACAAATGGACAATAGAGATCGTTGGAGTAGACCATGCCATTGAAGCCGGGCAAGAGTAAGAAAGTGATTGCAGAGAACATCCGCATGGAGATAGCTGCTGGCAAGAAACCAAGTCAGGCTGCCGCTATCGCCTACAGCCACGCCAACCGGGACAAGGGCAAGAAGAAACAACGTCCAGTGTTTGAATAATGCCCACCATGCAACTCCCCAAGAAGCTTTTGCCTTTTGCTCAGAAGCAGAAGCGTTTCAAAATCGCCATCGGTGGCAGGGGTAGCGGAAAAAGCATGAGTTTCGCAGATATGTGCCTGATGGACGCCATGACCAAGGGCATCAAGACCGCCTGCTTCCGCGAGTTCCAAGTATCTATTGATGACTCGGTACACGCCCTGCTGTCTGCCGAGATAGAGCGCCTGAAGCTGCCGGGCTTTGAGGTGCAGAACAACCAGATACTCTATGCCGGCGAACCGGCATTCAAGTTTCGCGGGATGGCCAGAAACCCGGAGGGCGTGAAGTCAATGCACGGCTTCAAGCGGTTCTGGATCGAAGAAGGCCAGACCATCAGCTTCAACTCCCTGAAAGCCCTGACCCCAACGCTGCGTGAAGAAGGCTCTGAGATATGGATCAGCGCCAACCCACGGTCAAGCGTGGACGCTTTCAGCCAGCGGTTCCTGAAGCCATACGAGAAGCAACTGCGCCGGGATAAGTTTTACGAAGACGATTTACATCTCATCATCTGGCTGAACCACGATGACAACCCCCTGTTCCCCGCAGTGCTGGAAGATGAGCGCCAGCATGACCAGCAGACCATGTCCAGCGCCCTGTACCGCCATATCTGGGAAGGCGAATACTATGATGAAGTTCAGGACACCATCATCCCGGTAGAGTGGTTCGATGCCGCCATAGATGCCCACAAGAAGCTGGGCTTTGAGCCGACAGGCGCAGTGATCGCCAGCCACGACCCCAGCGATGAGGGCGGTGACAGCAAGGGCTACGCGGTGCGCAAGGGTTCCGTTGTGCTAGACGTTTGCGAGAAGATCACAGGCGACAGCAATGAGGGCATGGATTGGGCGCTTGATCGTTGCAGGCGGGACGGCGCAGATTGGTTCGTCTGGGATTGTGACGGGCTGGGCATCAGCCTGAAGCGTCAGGTTGACCAAGAACTTGAGAACACCAAGATCGAGCGCTTTATGTTCCGGGGTTCTGAATCACCTGATGACCCGAACTCACCCTACAGCGGGAAGGACAGCAAGACGAACAAAGACACCTTTATGAACAAGAGGGCGCAGTATTGGTGGAAACTACGCGAGCGGTTCGAGTCTACCTACAGGGCGGTTGAGAAGAAGCAATACATTGACCCGGAAGAACTGATCTCGCTGTCGTCTGAAATTGACAATCTTGACCAGCTGCGGTCAGAAGTATGCAGGATTCCACAAAAGCGTAGCAATAATGGTAAAATCCAGATAATGTCAAAGATTGACATGGCAAAGAAGCCATACGAACTACCATCGCCCAACATGGGTGATGCGTTGATGATGTCAATGTTTTCGCCAAAGGCTAGAAAAGCCGAAGTGGCAAAGATAAATTTTACGGGATGGGCTAATCATGGCTGAGTACGAGTACGAAGAAGAAAAGTCGGAGCGCAAAAAAGAAAGCGATTCCGATGAGAAAGCATACGGCTATGATGATCATCAGTCGGTAATGAATATGCTGTCGGCGGCACAGGACGCTGACCACGACAACAGGGAACGCGCCCGTGAGGCGCACCTGTTCATCGACAAGCGTGATGGCCAGTGGGAACCCTACTGGTGGAACGCCAATATCAACAAGCCCCGCTACACTTTCGACATGGTCTGCCCCATCGTGGATCAGGTTGCCGGCGAGATCGAGCAGGCAGACTTTGACATCCGAGTATCCCCGGCTGGTGGAAACGCAACCAAGGACATTGCGTTGACGTATGACGGGATCATCCGAAACATCGAGAATATGTCCAACGCTAAAGAAGTGTATTCAAGTGCCGCCAGAGGCATGATCGTATGTGGATTCGATGCGTTTCGTGTGAGCCAGAAGTACGTTGACGACAATTCGTTTGACCAAGACCTTTGCATTGAGAAGATTGGCAATGCCATTGACCGGGTCTGGTTTGACCCCGCCGCAGAACGTCAAGACAAGAGCGACAGCCGCTATGCTTTCGTGCTTCATGCCGTGGCGAAGGATGAGTTTGAGCGCCGCTGGCCGGAGGCGAAGGGCGAGTCTGTTCCTGATGACCGGGACGGCGATGCCTACTACGACAAAGCCGAAGTCGTGGTGATCGGCGAGTTGCTTTACGTTGAGAAGGAAGACCGCGAACTGGTAATGATGTCAAACGG